AGCTACACACCTGGTCGCGACACGCTTGGCCATATCGATACGCACGACGGACGGGATGACATCGTCATCGGGCCTGATCACCGTTGCTATGTTGTGAACGGCGCTGGCAAGACGGTTTTCAAGGTAACCAAGTTTGGGGCGAATTGAAATGGGTGCTTTCGATTGCGAGCTGGCAGATCTGGGCTACCGGACAAAGCCAAACGACAGAAAAGAATACCGCCAGCCTGCGCCAGATGGTTTCTATGTCCACTGGGATGGATCCGGCGGATGGTTCGATACCAAAGATGATGCCGAGACGGTCGTACGGCAAAAGTTTTCAGAAGGAAAGCATCCTGTTCCTTGGTTCGAAATGGAAAACCGTCCTAAGCGGGAGGACTGTTGGTGCGACCGGTGTCAGTATTTGAGAAAAAAGAGGGCGAATTGATGAAAACACTCACCATCCAGCACCCCACCCACGAAGTGCCAATAACCGTGACCGTGACCCACTACTGGCACCAGGAACCTGACGCAACGAGCTGGTCTAGTGACATGGACTACTACGGCTTTACCGAGATCGAATATGAGGTTGAGCCGGTGGACGGCATACCTGAGGAGGAGCTGTACTCTGAGGCTGTCACGGAGGCTGTTCTAGCAGCGTATGAGGCGCAGAGCGATACCGAGTTAGGTTGAAGGCGAAAGCGGCTTAGAACGCAAAATAGGAAGGATTAGAGACTATGAGCAAAGATGATCGGATTAAAGAGCTTGCGCAGACCATGAAAGAGTGGTCAGACACGGCGGGCGACCACCATTGGCAAGCTGGTTGCGTTATCGAGCAGCTGAAAGCAGAGGTGGAACGGTTGCAGGAACAGTGCAATCACTTGGTAGATAAGTTTAAAGCCGAGATTGAAGTGTCGTATACAAAGCGGAATAACGCAGAGCAAGAGCGTGATCAGTTGAGAGAACGACTAACTCATACTCAAAAATTCCTAGCCACCGGAATACATTACACGTACCAGCAGTTAGCTGTCCACGATGCCGAGGTGATTGAGCGGTTCTGTGACTACGCACAGACTAAGTACCATTTTGGCCTACACTCAGTCGCAAAAGACTACGCCAACCAACTCCGCCAGCAAGCCAAGGAGGTGCAGTCGTGATCAAGCCTGCAGAGATATGGGCCGAAGAGGTTGACGAGGCCATCGAGAATCTGAGCGGTGATTGCCCGCTGGCATCAGATGAGGCAATCGTCTGGGCAGACAGCGAGATCAAGCGCCTGAACGCCGAAGTCGAAAGCCTACAGAAGCACAATGGTTTTCTGAATGGTGAGCTGAAACGCTCCAGGCTGGATGAACGCCAAGCCATGACCTACCTGAGCCAAGTGCGCATTGCCGCCGAGCATGACGGCGACTTCCCTTCGCTGGTGGAGCACGTCAAGCAGATGGCCGAAGCACTACGGGCCGCGCATGAGATGGCCAAGGCGGCATTTATGGATTGCAGTGATGCCGGATGGAAATCAGCGAGGGGTGAGTAGTGAGCATAACAAAGCGATACGCAGTCGCAGCAACACCCTTTGTAGTCGCTCTTATATGGTGGCTCGGCGGTTACGACTTTGATGAGCGCAACCACATTGCTGCAACGTTTGCCATATGTGCAATTCTTACAACAGCTTTCGTCTGGGAGTTTCCTGAGAAATGACGGAGTATGTCAACAAAATGCAGGAGGATTTATGAGCGAGACGAAGTGGACCCCCGCCCCGTGGGAATACGTAAAGCTATCGCATGGCTCGGTATACATCAGATCCTTGGTGGATGGGGTGGATGGCTATTTAGCCGATGTTTTCTTGAGCCGTCCAGGTGAATGCAAGGCCAATGCGCGGTTGATAGCTGCCGCCCCGGATCTTTACGAAGCACTGCTGGGCGCGATAGATCTTATCGAGATCATGTCTCCGATAGAGGGGGATGAGGTTAGAAAGGGGCGCGCCGCACTGGCCAAGGCGAGAGGCGAGGGGTGAGACTGAATGAAGCGAAAATACGCAATGGAGATCATGACCATGCAAATTGACTTAAATAGCAAAGAGATTAGGGTTGCCCATGAATGCATCTAACACCATCACACAGAATCCGCCGTCAGTTGCTGATATTGATACTCGGATCTTCGACGCAATATTGAAAGGCATCATTGAGCAGGGGGAGTCAGGATATTTCTTTGGCAGCCTCGGAGGGCATCGGTTCTACCTAGAGCGTTGCGCTGAGGCTGGCTTTATCACTCCGGCAGGCGATCCGACAGAAAAGGGCCGTGCACGATACTCACAAGGACATTTGGGTGAATTGCCGGAGTGTCGTTGGTATTACTGGGATGCGCAGAAAGCCCCGTACTTTTAGTGCGGGGATGGATAGGATGGCATATGATGAATTCCAACCTAGAGAGCGGGAGTATCGCCGCTCATTACGCGAGGAACGATAATGGATAAGCCACTCAAGTTACAGTTCAAAGTCGAAGTCGCGCTTTCGTTGTTTGTCGAGCTGCCTTGGTGCGAGGAATTTGGCGATGCGTCAGCTAGCCAGCATATCGAGGAGGCCATCGCAGCGGCAATCAGCCAGAAGAGGGAAGTCTTCATTTTTGGCGAGGAACAGGAACCTGCCACCGTTTTCGTGGATAACATTGATGTCATCGACATCGAGGGCGAGTCGGACGTTTATGAGCCTGATGATGGACCTGGTGAATATATTGAAGGCAGTAATGCCGGATGGAAATCAGCGAGGGGTGAGGAGGGAATCCCCGCCCTTTAGGGCGGGGAGGATGTCAATGTTCCTAAGCACAATGCCGCACAAAAGAAGGGCAACTGAATGAAAGTTAACGTACCACCGATAAAGTCACAGGGAATTAAAACTAAATTGGTCCCATGGATTGATAGCATAACCCCAGATGAATTTGATGGGCGGTGGATAGAGCCTTTCATGGGGACTGGTGTTGTTGCATTCAATTTGGCCCCAAAACATGCACTGCTATGTGACGCTAATCCGCACTTGGTAAATTTCTATCAAGCAATGAAGGACGAAAAGATCACTCCAGAAGTAGTAAGAGATTTTCTTAATAGAGAAGGGGCGGCCCTGCTTGAAAAGGGGGAGTCGCACTACTACTACGTGCGAGATAGATTCAACGAGCATCATGCACCTATAGATTTTTTATTTCTAAATCGGGCAGGCTTTAATGGAATGATTCGGTTCAATAGAAAGGGAGGGTTTAACATCCCCTTTTGCCGAAAGCCTCAAAGGTTCGCCCAGTCTTATGTAACGAAGATTGTGAATCAGGTGGCGCACGTTTCGAAATTGTTCAAAACGAAGGATTTTGAGTTTAAGTGTCAAGACTTTTGTCAGACCATACAAGACGCTCGAAAGGAAGATATTCTTTATTGTGACCCCCCATACATTGATAGGCATGTGGATTATTACAACGGATGGGGTAGCGAAAATGAAGCGTTTCTATTCCAGTTGCTTTCAGGCGTGGAGTGCAAGTTTATTCTTTCAACATGGCATCATAATGACTACAGAAAAAATGAATATATTGATTCACTGTGGAGTAATTTCAACGTCTTAACACGCGAGCATTTTTACCATGTGGGTGGTAGAGAGAACAATCGAAACCCAATGGTAGAGGCAATAGTCACTAACTACAGCACTGAATTCTATGAAATGGAGAACGAGCATAAATCCGAGCAGCTGATTTTGCTTGAACCTAAAGATGTATATAGCGCATAACAATCACATGCACTCGGACAGAAAAAGCGTCGCTCGTTCCTCGCTCTGCTTTTCTGCCGGTGAAGTGTGGCGTTAGGCAATGGTCATGATGAGGTGGATCGCCATTATTTTGCTGGCTTTTCATGCCATTGGATTGGCGCAGACTGAGCCGGAGTTTTATTTGTGCTCGCCCTACGTGGAAAAATCGACAGTTGGGGGGCAGACATAGGAACGATATTTCCGGGTTATTCCCTGTAACCCCGCTGAATAATAGCCCTTTCACGCTCGCGCATTTCGCGCACCACGTCCGGTCCGTACAGAAGCTCTGCCTTGCGGATCGTGTTACGCATCATGCGCTGATCGGGGCGCCATGCCGGTATCCGTCCCTGCATGAGCGCCCGGATATCAGCCTTACTGATACCACTACGGCGCAGTGAGGCGTTCACCTGCATATTGTTCATGCCGGCCGCCTTGGCCGCTTGCACCAGACGGATCATATCAGTGTAGGCACGCAGCCTTGACCGGCTGGCCGTGTCGTAAGCCCTCATCAGATCGCCATCACTGACGCTGTTCGGGTCTTTGACGACATTCATCAGCACAGCCGTGGCATCCCGCTTGCGATCCTTGAACTCAAAACTGTTGTAGTACAGCGCAGTCTTGGGGTCGAAGGTTGAAGCGCGGAAGCCAAAGAAGGCTGCCAGCTCTTCCTCTGCCTTGTACCGCTTGCCGCTCGCCGTTACCTGATCATTGGCCGCCTTGAATACGCGCTCGACGTTGCCCACAAAGCCAGGCTGTATTGCCTTGCGCAAGTGGTTGGCAATGCTTTGGGCCTGATCAAGCGCCATATCCTGCGGGTTATACACCCGGCCCCCGCCTTCCTTCTTGTTGTTCCAGATTTCCGAGATCGCACCAAAGGCAATGTCAGTTCCGAAGAACGGTGACAGCATTTCACCGGCTGCCTGAATTGCTGCCTTGTCCAGAGGCTGATCGCGCATCACGGCATTGATCGGACGCTTGAAGTAGTTGTAAGGATCCAGGAAACTGAAATCCAAGTAGCGCAGATTGCCGTCTTCATCTCGACCCATAAACCAGATGTTCGAGTTACTGTTCCACTCGGCCGCCATCAGGCGTACTGCTTCCTCTTCGTCATCATCGATATCAAACAGATCCTTGCTCAATGCCTGGGCGGCATACGCCAGACCGGACACCATCGCCAGGCCTACTACCTTGCGGGCAGCGTAGGCCGGGGAATCCTTCATATCCTGCTTGAGATACCGCAGCATGTGGAACTGCGTGCGGATGATCTCGGCCGGGAAGGATACGAAGGTACCCGCCAACGGGAACCGGCGCAGCCAGTTTACCGCCCGGCCTGTCATTGAGTAGGTCGGATAGGTGTTGCGTATCCGCTCGGCGGCTTCCACTTCCGCCTCGGCCTCGCTCATGCCTTTGTGCTTCATCAGCATGGCCTTCTCGTTCTCAAAGCCCATGATCTTCCAGAAGTCATCCCCGTACTGGTAGAACTTCTGTGCCAGCCCGTTTGCTGCCTTGAGGCTGGATAACCCGGGCTTCTCAAAAAGCTTTTCAGCCCAGCCGCCTTTAGCATCGGCCAATAAATCCATCATCTCACCGGCATAAGCAGTGTCGTACACCACGCCAAGCTCTTTCAGCTTGCGAAGGTATGCCACCTTCTCCGGGTTTTCACCGTGGCCGAAGTATTCACTGAAGCCGCTGATCGACTTGCGCATCTGGGTAATATCGAAGTGACCATTCGCCATTGCGAAGAATGCGGCACTCATCCAGTTACGGAACGCGGTTGTCGGACTAAGGACGGTTTTTCCATATTTAACAAGGCCATTCATACGGATCACTGCACGCAGCCAGTCTGCCATCTGCTCCTTGCCCAGCGTGTCGATCAGCGCCTGGTTGATCTCGTTCGGAACGTAGTAGCCATTCAATGGCGCGTACACTTCGGAGGCGTCACCGGCCACCTTCGTCACACTCTGATCCAGTGGCTTGTTATCCTCAGTGAACAACCAGCCTTCAGCCAGTCCGATCTCCTTGATGCGATCAAGCAGCTTGGTATTCGCCACCAGCCGGCTCATTTTGGCAAGCGTCTTGGCGTAGTTGATCTTCACGTCCTTGTACTCACCAAGCAGGGCGCGGATCTCAGGCGCGATATCTTTGCGGCGTTTCAGGATAGAAAGATCCTTGGCACCCAGCTTGCTCTCCTTGATCATGCTGGTCATATCTTCGTATGCGGTACCCTCCTCCAGAATAGTGCGAGCAATGCGGATCGCCTGCCGCTCTGCCTCGGCTTCAGGTACGCCCTGCTCCATTTGGCGGTTTTTCAGATACTCCACAGCCTGCGGGAATATCTCAGGATCTTTACTCACCTTGGCTGGCCAGTCGGGATCATCAAACGCCCGGTAACTGCGGTGGGCGTAGGTATCCATGTTGTTGATGATGGTTTCAAGCAGCATGGCCTTTTCCATCGCATCAGCATCGTTACCCTGGGCCTGCAGCTCCTCAACCTGCTGCTGCAGAATCTCGGCGTACTGCATCGACAAGCCTGCAATCGAGCGGCGCATATCCATCAGCGCTACACGTACCGGCTCAGGGATCGACATATCCGGCTCGGTGGATTTCATCTGCGCATCCAGCGCTTCACGCTGGGCATCGGTCAGCTTGTTGTAGCTGGCACCGTATGCCTTGCTGATCGCACGATCCAAAGCGCCAATGTAATGCGCGGTGTCGAACTCATGCGCTTTTACCTCAGAGTCACGCAGTACCTTTTCACGGAACACGCTATCCGGCAGCAGCCCTGCAGCTGTGAAGTTGCGCTTAAAGGTGCGCTTCACTTTGTCCCACACCTTGCGGTCGTTGTTGCCCAGTGTGCGCTGTGCCTTTGCTACCACGGATAGATCAGCATCAGGCTCACCACTGCGGCGGAACATTGGGGTCGGTCCTGATTCACCATCACTCTCCTGCTGGTTTTTGATAGCGATCTCAAGGTTTACCGCATTACTACCCGCCGGGATGAAGTAGCTCACACCAAACTCATCATCCATAGCGATTGCATCAAACCCTTGATCAGCCGCCAGCTTGCCCCTGATGTTCTGGTATTCCCAACTGGCCTCTCCTAGATCATCGTACCCGTATTCACTGAGCGGGTGATCGTCATAATCAAAGACGTTCCGATCTTCTGCGGTCAGCTCATAAAGGGTGTCGATTTGCTCATCGCTCATACCAGGGTATTGAGACTTGAGGAACGCAATGGACTGGTCGTAATCAAGATCAGCGTCACGCTCACCAGCAATTTTCTGACTGTCTATCGCGAACCTGTGGTCATGTTCGCCATTGCCGTATTCGCTCTGCGCCCCATAGCTGGCAAATATCCCGTCAAAAAGCTGCATCCCGTTTCGCGCTCGGGGAATCACTGGATCTGCATCAGGTGAGGCGTGAGTTAAAACCTCATCAAATCCCAATGATTCCGCGATCTCGTAGGCATTATCTTCTGTTACCTCGGTGTAACCTTCCATGCTGGCATTCCCATTCTGGCTTGCGTCTGAATCCTGCCCGATATTACCAGACTCCTGCGAACGCGAGAACATAGTCGGCGCAATGAACCTTGGCGCACCGGCTTTACCCTTGCCGCCCAGCGTGTACTTCCGTGCCTGTCGTACCATGTAGGAAATTTCCGCAGTGCTCAATTCGGATGATGCCAGATAGCCATGCTTGCGGAACCACTGGCGGATAAAGCCGATCAGCTCACGTGCTTTCTGTTTGATGCCCTTGCTGTTCTTTTCGCCTGTGAATGCCAGCAGTTCATGCACCAGCATCGCACGGCGCTCCTCCGGCGTCATTACCAGTTTGCCGTCCTTGTCGGTTTCCAGTGAGCCCTTGATATAGGGCCTCAGTTTATCCTGCAGCCCCAGGCGCTCCATGTGCTGCTTGAAGCCACGGCCACCACCCATTGCCATGAACAGGCGGTTGGCGGCCTTGGTGATACCCTCGTCCGCCATCATTGCATTCACGCCGCCATGTGTGGCTTCATGGAACAGCAATGCCTCGGCTTGTGCCCGGCTGGTCACTTTGTTTCGGACAATCAGGATCTGCCCTTTATGGAATACGCCCTCTATATCGCTTCCGCTGCTGCCCTGCTTTTTGGCCTCACGCGCTATCTCCGGATGCGCCGCAAAAAGGTCGCGGACGTTCTCGAAGATTCGATAACCCTGCCCGCTTTTGAGGCGGGGCGCGATCCGATTAAAGACCGTATCGAGATCCGCTACACTCAACGGGGTTCCGGTGACTGATTCGCCCTGACTGAAACGGATATCCGGGTTGCTCGGATCGAAGTTGCCGTTATTACCGGTGGCGGATTTGATCTGCTCGGGGCGGAAGGCGATGTATTGATTGCCGGCCCCTCCGTTGTCTACGGTGTTGAGGATGATTGCGCCGTCATAGCCGGCTTTTTGCGCCGCCTGCTTAATGTGGTCCACGGTAAAAAGTTTCGGGACGTGCTTGCGCAACTCATCCAGCACGGGTGACTGCACCGCGTCCATCTCATTCCAGAATTGCCCCTGCGCATCGACAATCGCCGGATTCTTGAGCGAGAGGTAAGCCGGAACTGGCTTGCCATATAGCTCTGCAAGCTCCTTGTCATCGAAGAAGAAAGCACCGTTCGGCGTATTGCGAAAGGCATCAAAATCTTCCGCCGTACCGTGATACACCACCAGCGGTCGGCCCTGCTCGTCCACCACCTTGCTGTCGCCAAACCACTGGCGGAAGGCTTCGGTGTCGGTCTGGGGGATTGAGCGGGAGAATTGCGGCGTGTCCTTGATGATCGCATCATCGCCCTGCTGATCCTTGGTCACAACATCGGGTGATTCAAACTCTCGCTCCTCATACAGCGGCATCCCTTGGTTGTCGGTCACTTCAGTGTACGGAATGACTACGCTGCCGCGTGCGTCCTTCGCCAGTACAAACCATCCATCGCTGTTCCATCGGTGGCCGGTAACTTCAAACGTCTTACCCTTCCATTGCACCTCGGTTTCCAGCGGCGCGCCGTTGCGTAGCCATACCGGCGGTGCCACAGGGTTATCCTGAATATCCTGCTCCAGTGCGGCCAGGTCTTGCTCCATGCGCTGCAGCTCCTTCTCTTGCGAGAACGGCTCATTTGATACCTGGATCAGTCGCTGAATGTTCTGTTCGGTTTCAGCGTTTTCAGCTACCAGATCGTTATAGGTTTTCGGCAAGGCGCGTAGCGCGTTCTCCAGGGTGATAACCTTCTGGCTGTTGCTCTTAACCTCGATTCCGTTGATGTCCATTTTCAGGTACGGCACCGCAGCTCTTTGTTCAAGTGCGATCTGTACCGGAAGTCCATCGAATTCACCGAATACTTGGTAGGCGTCCCCCATGCGCACATTTTCAGCAACAAAGGACTCGATCAGCTCTTGCGCAGTCTTGCGATCCGTCACGGTCTGATCGCCAATCTTCATGGTGAAATTGGCACCGGCGTTACGTTCAATAATCTGCTGTGCGCGTTCAATAGCACCGGATTGCTCGAAACGCTTAGCCTCCTCCTGATTGCGGCGCAGCTTTTCACGCTGGCCAGCGACACGGTTTTTGGCATCGACCATCCCCTGATCGTGCAAACGGCGGCGCTGTCGCATCTGTTCCAGTTTGCTTTCCATCTTCTTGCGAATCAGGATGCGCGGATCACCTGCGGCCTCAGAGAAGGATTCAAGAATATCGGAACCATCATCAGAGGCGGCATCGCCCTCAATGATGCGACTGTCCTCGTTGGCTTTCAGGAAGGCGTTAATGAAGCGCTGTTTCACTGCCAGCACCTGCCAGCGGCGCCCGTCAATTCGGTCGGTCAAATAGCGGTATTCCAGCACAGTGTTCCACTGGTTGCCCTGGCGGTGGCCTCGGCCATTACGCTGTTCCAGATCCCCTGGCATCCACGGAGCATCAAGGTGGTGCATAGCGCGAAGATTCTTCTGCATATTGACACCAACACCAAGTGAAGCCGTAGATCCGAGAACAACACGGATCTCGGAACGGTTCATCTTTTCAGCGATCTCCTTGCGCTTCTCCTTGCTGGTATTAGACCCGGCTATGAGTGCGATCTGTTCTCTCGGTATCCCTGCCTGCACCAGCCGCTCGATCATATCGTGTATTGGTGAGAACGCCGGGAAGGTGATCTGCTGTTTTTCACCCGGTTCACCAACGCTTCTACTGCCGGTTTTATGCAAACCGGTGTCGGAAAATACGACTTGCGTTGCGCGGTCATCTGAATGGTAGATTTCAAGAATGTTATTTATAGCTCTTGAAATTTTGCTGTTCGGGTGGTCTGGAACCTTGCCTTCCTGTCCGGCAAGCTCTTCTTTCTTGAGTAGACGCACATCAAAAGACGCCTCATTTGCAATCCGCTCATAGATCAATGGTGCTTCAGGTTCGCCATTCTGTGCTGCCTGTTTGCGCTCAAGAGGGGTCATGTTCCTGAATGCTTGTGCATACCGTTTGACCTCGTTGAATGCGTCCATTTGTTCTGGTGACAGGTCCGATGACTCGTTGATCACCTTCTTGTATGGGCGGTCCTTGGCGCCCTCGGTGCGGCCATTCAGCAGGTCGGCACGCTCAAGCTCTGTTAGATCCGGCGAGGACAGGGTTTTGCCGCTGGCTGTTTTGCGCGGCTGCATTTCCGGCATGTCATCGGCAAAGACGGTATCCATGTACTGCCCAATCATCTTGCGCAGTTCTGGTACGTTGATGAACCCAGCCAGTCGGGTTACCGGCTCATATTCACCGGCACCGTTCAGCTCGATATCCATCACCTCACTGGCGAAAGAGTTGAACCATCCATCCCACTGATCCAGATCCTGCTGCTGCATTTCCTCGTTCATGATGTAGCGCATCATGTGGAACACTTCAGTCAGGGTATTGGTCACAGGCGTGCCAGTGAACAGGTGGATATTGCCGCCGTTGTTGTTTGCGCGAACATATCGGGCCAAGAAGTTCAGCGCAATGGACGCATCGCTGGCTTGGGTGTTCAATCCCTTCATCTTCATGCGGGTGGCGAAGGGCGGCTTCTTGAATACATGCGCCTCATCCACCAGTAGCATATCAATACCAAGCTCTTCAAAGCTGATTGCATTGGCTTTGGAGGCTTTCTGTCCCTGCTTGCGGATGGTTTCAATAACGCGGTTGCGCATCTTCACCAGATCCTTGGCCGTTGGTGATCGCACCTTGCTCAAGGCTTTTTTATCGCCATCCAGCAGGGCATCCATCATGTCAACATCCAGCGCAGCCCCGTCCTCTTCGGCAGCCTCAATGGCCTGGCGCTCCAGTTCGGCAATATCTTCCTGAGCCATCGCCATCAAGGTCTCTTCACGCAATGCCAGTTTGCTCAACTGTGAGTGCGGCAATACCACGGCATCCCAATCATCGTTGGCGATTTGGCGCATCTTGCGCTCAATAGATTTCGGATCAAGGTTGTCGATATACAGCACCTTGGCGGCGGGATACATCATCTCAATCTCGTGCGCCACGCTCGCACTATTGGCGTTATGAGCGAGAATCAGCGGCTTCTTGGCAATGCCGTAGCGGCGGGATTCAATGGCAATACCCCCCATGGTAAAGGTCTTTCCGGTGCCGACTTCATGCGCATTCAGGGAACGGCGCGTGACCAGCGCACGCCAAATAGCATCCGCCTGATGTTGACGTAGGTTGAACGGGCCAGTACCCAGCGTCAGTGCCATGCCATCAAAACGAAGGAATGAGCCATCAAAGCGCGGCGTGGCGTAGGCATTTCGCACCTCGTTGTACTCGCGTTCAACATTCAGGCGACGGTCCGGGTCTTGCCACAGCCATTCCTTGAATTTGGATCGCATATCACTGATTTTGCCGTTTACTTCGGCGCTGCCTTCCTCGTCTACAAACTCGTTGCCGTCCGGGTCCTTGGCCTTAATGGTCACAGTCTGGTTACCAAAGGCGGCGTTTACCAGCTTCTTGAAGTTGTAGCGAGGCGTGCCAAAGCCGGTGCTGCCTGCTGTGTTCAGGTATAGGCGGCTGGCAATGTCCACCTTCCACTTGCCGCCAGCATAGGTAACGCGAATATCGTCAGTGCTGCCTGCATCCAGCATGTGCGCGACATACTCCTCGTACACCGCTGTCGGCACCCATGATGCGCCAAGCTGGGCTTCGATATTGAAGTAAGGCACATCCTTCGGCATCACCTTCTGCAGCTCGTCAATGTTGTGCTGCATCGCGGCATTTCCTTCTTCCAGCGCGGCAACAGCCTGGCGCATCTTCTCTCGCACATTGCCGGACAGGTAGATATCAGACGGCACAATATCACCCCCTGGTAGTTCAAATACGGCGCCAGAATCAATTAGCTCCGTTTTGACTTCTTCAGCAGGCTTGCCGGACAGTTCCGCGATCTTGTCCAGTGTTGGATTGACGCTTTCGTTTCGCGCCAATACAAAGGCTTCACGCACAGTCGGATTATCAATCGTCCTTGGCGTGCGGATGGTGCTGCGCTCAAGAATGGCAGCCGGGACGGTCTTGCCGTTGCGCTCGCTCTCCAGTGCCGCCAATGCGGGACGGAAGGGGTCGTCAATGCGTTTGAGGTACTGCAGCCCCCAGGACTCATTCAGCGGGCCATTGGCTTTCGTGAAGGCGTTGTACTGTTTGCGCAGCTCCTTACGCAGCGGTTCAGGGTCGCTGCCTGACAAACCATTCTCGGCTTCAATCAGATGGGCGTAGGCTTGGCGTATGCCGATCAGATCCCGCAACTGCTGCTCGCGCTCGGCGGTTGTCTTTTCGGACTTGACGGAATACTTCACCACCTGTTCTGCAGGGGCCAAGTGTTCGCCGCGCACCACATACAGTTTGCCGTCCTGTTGTGTCAGTGAGCCCTCACGGTCGGCGGTGTGGTTGGTAATGTAGGCGACATTGTTATCGACTCGGCGTGATTCAAATACGCCCTGCGGCACCATGTTCACAATGCGCTGAAGCTGCTCGGCCATGTTGTTTGGCCGGGTCACAATCATGCCTGGGCGGTTGAATGTGGTGCCGCGGCCATACTCGATGGTGCCAATTACATGATCCGGGTGGCTGGCGTAGTATTCGTTGATGAACACTTCCTCGCCCTGCGGAGTCATGTACGGAACCGACTTGATCCAGCCTTCATTTGCGGCCATACCAAGCGGTTCTGCTCGCTTCTTGAGGATGATAATATCGGTCACAACTTTGGTGCCCGCATACTCCTCAAACGCACCACTTGGCAAACGGAAGGACGCCACCAGCTCGGCCTTCTTCGCCAGTTCTGAGCGGATCTTGCTGTCCTTCTTGTCCATCGATCCCTTGCTGGTGATACCGATCACGATACCGCCAGGGCGAACCTGGTCCAGCGTTTTCAGGAAGAAGTAGTCATGCAGCATCGGACTGAACTTGTTGTAGCGTCGATCTGCAATGGCAGTGTTCTCAAACGGCCAGTTGCCGATGATAACGTCATAGAAGTCATCAGGTGTTTTTGACTCCTGATACCCCATGATCTTGATATTGGCGTCTGGGTACAGCATCTGAGCCATGCCGCCGGTCATCATATCCAGCTCAATACCGGATAGCTGGCTGCGGTTTTTAAGCTCCCTCGGCATCATGCCGTAGAAGTTACCGATACCCATTGAGGGCTCAAGCACGCGGCCACCTTCAAAGCCCATGCGCTGCACCATATCCCACATAGCCATAACCGTGGGCGGGTCGGTGTAGTGCGCATTGGTGATCGAGCGTTGCATGGACTCCCATTCCGCTTGACCAAGCTGTTCACGCAGCCAAGCATCACGCGCTTCCCAGCCTGCTTTCGGTTTCGGGTTGTTCCATGTGCCCTGGAAAAGCTCCTGCCCGAATGATCCCCAGCCAGTGTAACCGGCCAGAATATCCTGCTCCTCACGGGTCGCGGTGCGTCCGTTGTCGCGGATATCGTTGAACAGCTCGATGGCCTTCTTGTTCTTGTTGAAGCGTGCCACTTGGCCGCCGCCTACAACGTCAAGCGGATTGTCGATGTGATAGTTACCCGGCCCAGTGTAGGCCGGTGAAGTGGATGCGGGATCTTTTACGCCAGGTTTCGGCGCTGCATTTCCTCCAGTCGGTCGGCCTCCCTCTGCTGCAGATCCGCTTCCGGTTCCAGCATCAGGTGTTCGGCTTCCGCCTGTTCGCGGGCGTCCGTTGGCGGAAACCCCGCTGCCTCCAGCTCGTCCGTCATCTGCCACATTCTCTGTTGCAGCACGAACGCCAGCGCCTCCGTCAGTTTCGCCGCTTGCAGTCGGCTCCACATTGCCGGGCTCTGTTCCCGCCAGGTCTTGAGTATCCGCCTGTGTAGAACTTGGTTGTGTAAAACCTCCTCGTCCCTCTGCAGTCGCTGATACTCCAGTTTGATCTGGCTGATCCATTTCGGACTCAGTTGTTCCATCGCCTACCTCTTGGCTGTTGGCCACTGTTTCAAGTGTAGCAGGTGCGCTGAGAAGTGCGTCTATATCCGCTGCGTCCACGGTTGCAGCATCGTCCATGCCATCAAAGCCTGCGGCACGCGGGTCGTACTTGACGCCCATGTACCAGCTTTTCAGGTACGGCTTGACCATCTCGCCCAAGTCGTTTGTCATGGCTTTGGCGTAAGCGGCAAAGGTGCGTGCCCCTTTCTCGATATGGTAACCAGCCAGGGTGATCCCGGCTTGCATCACTTTCGGATCGATACCGCTGTTCACCTGGCCAAGCGAAGCCATGAGGATACGGCGCGCTTCCTCTGCGGCATCCTCGGTGAAGATAGTGTTTTCACTGACCTGTGGCCTCTGATTTTCGGCTTGCGCCTGCTCGGCTTCGGTTGCGTTCTCTCGGCCTTCGGTGCGGATATCTACAGCAGGTGCTGGCTCGGCCTGCTCCGTAGCTATACGGCCTTCCATTTCTGCCTGCAGCGGCCCCATTACGCTGTCGCTCAACTCGACATTGAATACACCAACGGATGCCAGTGCGCTTACCCTGTCAAAATCAGTAACAGCCGCAATGGTTTCCGCTTTGGTTCTTGGTACAGGTACGCCTTGCGATTCCAGAAACGGCTTGGCTATCTGTCGCAGCGGTAAGGCTTTAAGCCCGTTCAGCTTTCCATGCATGACTGAAGCGGCCATGCGATGCGCGTTTCTTAGCTCCTGTTGGGTGTAGGTGCGCTGAGACTGGCCGGGTTCGGCCTGCTCTGCAGCAACCGAATCTTCCGCAGTGCCCCTGGCCACACGCATAACGGCACTTCCACCGGGTGAGAAAGTGATCGAAATCTGCTCGTTACTGTTATCCTCTACATTGACGCGGGTACTGCCAGCCTGATTGGTTTTGCGTGAGTAGCCACGGCTATCAAGGAATACCTCAAGGTTTTTGCGCTGACTCAATCCAAGCGTGCTTTGTGATTCAAGATAATCAACACCCTCTGTCTCAGTCGTTTTTTTCAATGACTGATACATGCGGTTAAAGACGCCTTCACCCTTGCTAACCATTTTTTGCAAAGTGGCAGCTTTACCATCATCACCGGCTGCAGGCGCATTATCTGCCATGCCAGTAACCTGCCCATCCGCTGTAGCACCGCCTAGCGCCTCATCGGGATCAAGCTCGATACCTACGGCCGTCTCCTGGTTAGGCTCCGGTTTCGGCTCTGGCTTGGACTCCGGTTTTTGCTCGGCAAGGTGCGCCTCCCAATTCTCCACCTTGATATAGAAGCCATTGCCTTTCTTGAAGCTGTACTGATCGATTGCCTTGGCTTGCTTGAGGTTCAAGCCTTCAACAATAACGCCACGCAACAATCTGCCTTTCTTGGTGGTGTGTTCGACAATCTCCCGGCCATCTGACGTTTTGGGCGGATTTGCGGCCTCGTTTTCGGCCTCAATCTCGGATCGAGTCTTGTACTGAACGCGGCGATTACGAATAACCTGATCAGTTGCGGATTCGTAGGTGTTATCACCCTCGATTCGGCCCTGCTCGGTATTTGAGCCACTGTTCGATTTCCAAGAACGCAGACCAGTTACAGTGTTCTCTGATACTTCATGCCCCTGCAGGTTTTCACCAATAACCTTCCAGTTTTCACTGACGGTATTTGGGTCTGGCTGCGACACCTGGCCGCCGCCCAGTAGATCCTGCTGGCCTTGTGAGGCTGCAACGTCAGCCGGGCGATTAGAGCCGGACAGTGTGAAGCCGTCAACCTGTGCGTCAGCCTCTGCCTTCTCTTCAGTCTTGCGCTGTTCTTCAGCAATGCGCGCCTCTTCGGCCAAGCGCTCCCGCTCCCGCTCGGCCAGTTCATCCTCGGTGTAGGACTGGAGCAGGGGCTCTACTTCTGCTTCCTGCTCCGATCCTCCTGCCGCCGGGTTTTGTTCGCCTTCTTGAATGCCTGCTGGAACATCCCATTCAGGTGACTGTTGTCCGTCACCGTTATCTTGATTTTGTCTGAACGCTGCACCGAATATGTCCTCGTTGGTTACTGAATCCCCGAACAGGGAGCCGTTCATAGCGGTCTCGGCTTCATTGCGCACCGCATGACCAATATAGCGCATGGCATCCGCCAGCGCCCGTCGGCTGCGGATGTTCAGGTCGATCTGCTCTGCAACGTAGGCTGTTGTTTCGGGCACTGGCTCGCTGAACACATCGCTCTGTCGTGTCAGGTCATGCACACTGGTGCCGTCCTGTCGGGACTTGCGAACAATGCGCACCGCGTCGTTAATGGTGCTGATAGCAGCAACTGCATTCTGTCCGCCATACTCGCGGGCCACCGCAAGATCAGGCGCCGCCTCTTGCAGTGCGGCTACCAGGTTGCGCATTTGATCACTCTGTTCTGTGACCATTTCCACCATATCGGCATCACGGTACGCTTTGGCGAACACCGCCCGCTGCATCCGGGCACCCAGCTCCGGGCTGGCCTGACCGCTGCGTGTTGTGTATCTGGCTGCCTCATTGTTGCCCAGCAAGCGCACAAAAATCCGCTGGAAGTCACGGTTACTTGCCGCCAGCGGATCGCCTGACTGGTCCGGTTCCCACAGCTGGAGATCATCAGCCTTCAGCATGTCAGCATCGGACATGGCCTGCTCATAGGCGGTCATGCCAGCCACCTGACTTTCGTTTGCCCGGCGCGCAAACTCGGCCCGGTCAATGCTGCTGATCCGTTCGCGGACCAGAACCGGATGTTTCAGTCTGGATACGGCATCAACGTCCATGCCCTGTTGGCGGGCCTGTTCGATCACATACTTGCGGTAGGCACCGGCTCGGTCGCCGCCCTGCTGGTAGGCTGCTGCAATAGCCATAGTGCGGCCATTGCCGGATTCAACCACTCCGTCAGGCCCAACAATCGGGGCCCCGGTGCTGGCATCACGGCTGCTACCAAGACGCTCCGGGTTGAGATTCGCGCTGATATTGCGCACCTGAACCATGCTGTTGGCATTGGTTCGGTCACGCGGCTGAAGCTCGCCAGGATATGCCTGGTTGATCTTACCGTCCGGCATATTGGACGGCACCAGCTCGTCCAGATCCACAACCACGAACCGGGTGTTGATCGGGGTGTTGTCCGGCAGATAGGCGGTTTCCTGCTGGCCAGTGCGCTGCTCTTCCTTCTGGCGGGCCTTGTCCACCCGGACGGCAAAGCCACCCTCTACCGGAACGACCTCGGCATAGCCTTCGTTGTCGCGGTATTCGGTGGATGCTTGGGCTTCTCGCTCTGAGGCAAATGGGGCGCCATTGGCTTTCATGCGCAGATCAGGCGCTGGCGTGGTTTGCGCTGGCTGCGCTTCGATCACTTCAACTTGACCCGCACGCACCTGCTCACGCACTTCAAGCGCCTGCGTCATTTCAGGTGTGCGGCGTGACACCGGTGTGCGCAACGCAATGCTGGCACGATCCATGATCTGACGGTACTGCTCCGGGGTGATTGCGCGGGTCGCGTTACCGGCTGGCAGTGCGTTTGTTTTCGCCTGTGCGGTGCGTTCTACTGTGTTGCGGCCAATGCCTTCATTGGTTACTTGCGGCTTTTGTGAGCGCTGCTGCGGGCCAGCAGCATCAAGTATTTCCTGCAGACGCTCCGCGTTATCAATCGCCTGTTGTTTACTCCGCTCAAGGTTGGCCTTAATCTCTGCGAACTTTGGATTGCTTTCTGAAACTCCAGGCGTGGTGTCCATGCTTTCAGCGTAGCGTTTTGCGCGGCCCACAATGACTTCGGCAACATCCGTCCTACCAATATCTATGGCACTCGTCAGATTGGTAAATGTCTCTGTCGAGTTTGGATCAATGACAGAGGCGATAGCGACATCGTAGACAAGCCTTTCTTCGGTAGTGAGGCTTCCAGGCCTATTCCCCTGATCTCGAAGATTGTTCGCCTCAGCTGCCAGCTTGTTTTCTTTGTCATTGAGTGAACGACCGTCAGCTCGCTCCTGCCCCTGTGCGGCCAGATCGCGCAGATCGACACCATCATCAGTGATCAATGCCGGAAGCGTTGAGGCGGCTGTCTGTGCGCCTTCGGCCTGCTGTGCCTGCGGCAGTCGCGGTGATACCTCCCGGATGATCTGGTCGGCACGGTAGGCATTCCAGCGAGCCTGCTCCTCGTTGCCTTTGCTCATCAGTGTATCGATGCTGCGGTAGAGGCGGTTGGCAGTCTCAAGGCGCACTTCGGCGTCAGCATCGCCTATCTGGCGGGCCTGACCTACCATCTGCGACACTACATCATCGGCACGCTGCGGATTCCGGTCCTGCTGTCGCTGAACAGTTGGGCGGTCGTACTGGCTCCAGTCCTGCTGTTCGGGGAATTGAATACCCAGGTCTTCGGCGGTCTGTACCGGCGGCAGCTTGGAGGCTGCGGATGACAGCGGGCCATTGGCCGGGTCAGGACGCTGAACCGGGGCTGGTGCGGGGTTGTCTGGGGTTGGGGCTGGCTGGATCAGGCCGGAAGCGATACCCACATCATTTCGGCTTACCTGCTCGCCCCACACACCCTGATCGCCACGGCTGCTGGCCATGTTATAACCAGCCTGTATGCTGGATTGGCCGAGCGACATTGCGGCCTCAATCACGGCATCAGACACATTGCCCTCGCCGGTCGCGGCCTTTTCGCCCAGATACTCACCAACACCTTCACCGACAGACTCCATTGCCAGTAGCGTACCGGCCTCTTTTGCGCGTCGTGCAAACTTGTCGGTGGCTTTGATCGCGTTGCGCTGTGCGGCCTGAACAGCGGTCAAAATCTCCGGTGACTTGCGGGCTGCGGACACTGCGGCCTGATTGGTGATATCGATACCCTTGTCGATCAATACCTTGCGGGTCGCCGAATCCATCGCAGACAAGGTGGTGCGCCGCATACTGCCGGACAGCATACCGCCCATCTTGAGTGTCGCGGCATCAACGGCGGTGATAACGCCCGCCTTAACCGCGCCTTCCTTCATGGCTTCAGTGCGTTCAGTATCGGCAAATTCGCCGTCAGACGCCTTATCCATCGCCTTGTGGCCGGTTTCAATCGCGGCGTTACCGGTAAACATGCCCGCCAGAAAACCAACAGTACCGCCCACTGCAGCACCGATAGCAGTACCCGGCCCCGGTGTGACGGCAGTACCGACTGCGCCGCCTGCCATTGCGCCACCTTTTGCGCCAAGATAACCACCCGCCAAAGCAGGTACAGAATTAGGGAATTGCTCAACGATAGCTAGACCTGCGCCTGCCGGGTTGTTCCATACAGCAGATCCGAGCGACTTTGTTGCATCCCAGGCTGCGGCCACGCCGTCTAGGTCTTTATCAATACCCGCTTGATAGTCACTCAGGAACTTCTTGGAGCGCGGGTCTTGGAGCCGCTGCTGCTCTTGATTGGTCTTTGATGCCTCGACTACCGCCTGGTTGTCGCCAAGGTAGGTATCGGCTGTTGCGCCAATAGCTCGACCGGTATTCTTAAAGCCTTGCCAAAGCGTGTCGAGAACGCCATCGGCCTGCTCGGGGTTGGCGCCATAGTTGTGGTCGCTGTACGGGTTGGTACTGCGCGGCTTGAAGCCGGTCGGTTGTGCGGCAGTTTGAGCTTGAGCCGGTGCCGGAGTCTGGGCCTGCGACTGCTTTTCTTCGTCGCTCAGAAATTCACTGCCAAAGTTCGGATCACTAAAGGGGTTCTGCGACATTAGATACTCACTCCATAACGGGCGGCTGCGCCGGGGCCAAACATGGCGTCAAACTGGGCTGCGCTCTTGGGATCGTTTTTCAGGGCGGCGATATTGGCCTTGGTTGGCTTAGGCCATTTCTGTGATTGCTGGACGCCTCCGAGTACCTGGCCGCTTGCCGGGTCAATGGCTACCCGGACCTTTTCAGGCTCGCCGTACTCGTTCGTGTAAACCTGATCCACCATCACGTAGTTGTCGGATACCTTGCGGTCAGCGTTGCTGCCATTCAGGATCTTCAACTGCTCGGCAATGGCACTGCGCTGCTCGGGCGTTTTGGCGGCCATGTATGCCTCACGCAACCCTTCAAGGCGTTTGTTCTGGCGAATCTGGAAGCCCTGGGCGTACTGATCACCGGCAAGGCGCGAAACATCCAGCGCCAAGCGGCCAGCGTCACGGCGGTCTTGACCGGCCTGCGTCATGGCGGTCTGATCCAGCATTCCATTGTTGCGCAGTGCCTGTTGATCAAAGCCGCTGCGTTCATTGACGAATCCGCCGTTGAGCTTGTCCAGCGATCCACGCTGACTGGCGGTTAGCTGGCCGTTCTGCGCACCTCTCATTGCAGTTGTGGCCTGGCGGAAAATTTCGCGCTCTACCTGCTTTTCAAACTCGGTTTTGGGCGTGCGCTGCGGCGCTTGACGGGAAGCAAACCCGAGAGCGGGTGCTTGCTGCTGGGGTTGCTGCCGAGCCATTGGCGGATTCACTGCGGCGGCGAGTTGGCGCATACCTTGGGATGGAACAACATTCACGCTGCTTGAGAACGGCTGCCCGTTCAGGGTCGCCCCTGCGCCAACATTTCTGCCTGAGAAAGACTTGTTGCCCTCCTCGTTGATAGTCATGGTGATATCGTTGGATCGCGGCGTTGTAGCTGCTTCAGCGGCGGTTGTGGCGGTCTCAGTTTTATCGGCAGCCGGGGTTTCGGTTTCGGTTTCGGTCGTCTCGGTGGCCGGGGTTTCTGCCTCCACCTTTTCAGCGGCCGGTGCTTCTGCTGCGGCCTGCTCAGGTTTAAGCGGGGGGCGAACCTCGGGGTCTTTCTTTTCGCCGGGCGCCGACTGCCTACCCGCAAGACCATCCATGAAGTTGCCAAATCCCCCAACAGCAGTATCGGCCACCTGACCTGCAGTATCCATTGCGCCATACAGCCCGTAACGGAAAGCGTCACCTGGCAGACCAGCAATTTGACCGGCAGCGTTGGCGATCTCGCCATCCGCGAGGCTCTGCGCAATTTTCGGCCCTCGCTCATTGACAGCCTGATACAGACCGCCTGTGCCGGGGATGGGATTGTCGCCCAAAGCTGCGCCAACGATTTGACCTGGGATTGATGCCTTGAAGCCTGGCGACATGCCATCACGGATACGGTCGGACGCTGGCTTGTTGAAGCCTTCACCCGCCATTGCGTTGCCGTTCTCGATCTGCCGGGCTGTGCCGGGCATCATTCCGGTTGAGGTCGGCTGCGGCGCTACGGGCGGTCGCTCAACCATCGTTCCGGGCGCTGCGCTGATTGCATCAATCTGCGAATTAAGCGCATCCAGATCTTCACGCTGCCGGGCAGGCTGGGGGTTCACTGGGTTACTACTCGGGTACCCAAACCCCTGATCGCTCAGTCGCGGACCTTGGTCGCCGGTCTGTGACCAGCGCGGCAGATTCTCGGTACCTTGAAGCTCAGGCGATACCGCTTTGCTGGCATCGACATTGGGTATCACCTGCCGACTGGCCTTCAAGCTCGATAAGCCTTCAAGATTCCAGCGCGGTGCAGCATCAACACCGGCCATTTCCTCGGACGGCTTGGGCTTTTTCTTGGGTGCGGGTGCTGGCTGCTGTTGAGCCTGGAAACCTGCTGCGCCGCTATTGCGCAGCCGCTCCAGTTCTTCCGGTGATTGTGCCATGAAGGGGTACCTGAATCAGTCTGGTCGTTATGGGATAGTCCCAGCCAGACTGATTCAGGGCCAACCCTACAGGGTGCGCGGATCAGTAGTTGTAGTTGTGGCTTGTGCTCAGGCTTTCTGAGTTGCTGCGGCTTCGGCTCACGTTGGATGATCCACTACCGCTAATGCTGGCCGACACATGCGCAGCCGACATTGCACCGGCTGCCAGTTGCGCCGTGTATTGACCAACAGCTTTGGCTGCCTCAAGCGCAATCTTCGCCTCCTCGACTGCCTTCTGCATCTTGGTCTGGTATTCGCTGATCTGCATTTCTGCATACGCGATACTGGTGCGGGTGTTCATATCCGCAAAGCGTGATTGCATTTCTGCTTCTGCAACATTTGCACTGGCAAGTGACTTCCAGCCGTCCACTTTGGCTGAGTAGGCAGATGTTGCTGTTTGAATCTCGGAAAGACTTGCCTGCAATCGAGCCTTGTATGCGTCAACGTCCGCAAGGAATTTCGACACTTTGGTTCGAGCGGCCTCCATCTTCAGTTGTGCGCCTTTGACCTTGATATCAGCCTTATTGGATACCGCCTGGACAGTCGAGGCGTAAGCGCGTGCCTGCGCCTCATACATGCCCACTTTGGCCGACTCGGCTTTAACCTGGGATTCGTAGGCGTCAAACTTCACCTTCTCGGCACCGATCTGTTCAGCAAACGCCTGGATCTCGGTACGATAGGCATCAAACTGGTTTTTGATTACGTCAGCGCGAACCTGGGCGCCGCTCATCATGGCCTTATAGACCTCGACGCTTGACTGTACGGCGGCCAGCTTCGCCTTGAATACATCAACCTTCTGCTGGTTGATCTGCCCCAGTGCAACCTGGCCTTCAATCGCTGTCTTGTAAGCGGTCAGTTTGGCAATCGCGCCATCCAGCTTGGTGCGGTACACCTGGGCCAGCGTTTCAAAGCCTGCGTTCTGCGCATTGAACAGGCTGATCTGTGCGTTGAACACATTGATCTTGGCTTCGGCCTGGAAGCGGGCCGCCTCAAACAACCGCTTGGTGGCGTTCTCAAACAGGTTCATCGTCAACTGTTCAAGCGCCATACCCTGCTGGACCGCAAAGCGGATACTTTCGATCTCCCATTTGGCCGCTTCGATCAGGATATCCCGGTTCAGCTCGGCCGCCTTCAATCGGCTTTGCTCACGGATGACACTGATCTGCTTGGCCAGCATTCCGGGTGGCATACTGAAATCGCGGCTGGCCCATACATCCATCGCTTCTTGTACGGCACGCTCGGCCTCGGCGCTGTCACGCTCTCTGGCTCTTGAGAACAAGGCGTCCTCGACGGCAGCAGGTAGACCGGTGCCGCCGGCCATCATATTGCGTATCTGGACCTGCAGATCGCCCAGCAGCTCCGGCTGGTAGTCCGGCTCGTTCCAGTTGATGAACACATCAGGCACGGTCACGCCATCAAGCGAAGGCGGCTTGCCGTCAAAGTCTGGCAGTTGCGGGAACTCAAAGGCCGGGATGGTTAGCTTCTCCAGCGCCTCCATTTCCGGCATCACCAGGTTTGGCGCATCCGGTATCTCCACGTTGGTATCAACATTCGGCTTCTGCGGTACCGGGACGCTCGCCATTGTCGGGGACTGAGGGATGCTGAACGGTATCGCATCGGGCGCAGGCGGAACATCAAGATCACCCACATCCAGATCCGATATCAGGCTGTCTATGTCTGCCATGACGGGCGCATCCGGCACGACAAGCGGCGGAACGTCAAGCTCAGGAAGCCCGCCAAGATCAATACCTGGCACAGGGGTATCCGGCACAGGCATCGTCCTTGGCGACTCCACGGCATCCACGCTGATTTTGCCGATATCAGCCAAAGCCTTCGATAACTTCTCGTTATAGCGTTCCGCGATCAGGTCGAGATCCTGCAGCTTGTCCGTTACGGTACTGATAGCAGTGCCAAGAATACCGTCCGCCTCATAAAGGCTGCTTGGTGCGGTCATTTACACTCTCCTCCTGACCTGTTGCGCCATAACGCTAAGGTCGTTGATATAGCAACGCTGCCCGAACATCCGCAGCTCAAAAGAAAAATGCCTGCCCCTCAATCCCCTGCCAAACTGGATTCTGCCGTTGGTCAGATGTTCCGCAACTTCATTCGGCAAAGGGTAGGTGTAGGTGGCTGGCATACCCGTCTGAGTTGTAGTGACACTCATATCGGCCTCGCCTTCCAATTCGTATTCAAGGTAGGCGGCAACGGGGTGGGTCAACGGCCCTCCGCTCATATCAATGCGGCCAGTGACAACCTTCGCCTCGATCTGCTCACTACCACCTGACAGCGCAAACACTCCTGCGTCAGACTCGCCGTACATAACCCCATCAATCACAACCAGCCGTGTGAACGTGTATGGTGCGTACCGGCTCATTGCCCAGCCATCCACACACGCAGTCCATGCCTGCCCTGCTTCAGATCCTTCACCCAGAACCTGATCGCCAATCAGAAGCCACTCTCTCACCACGTCTGCGGCACTCAGGCTGTCTGTAACACCATCGCTCACAGATGCGGTTTCTGTTACCGCTACCGTTACTGTCGTGCTGGTATCGTCCACACCATCAAGTACAGCTGCAGCGTCTGCCACAACGTCAAGCGCCTGCAGGGTTCCTGAAGCCTGACCAGATGCGCCTGCGGTATCTTCCACAAGATCGGTAGCGGCCTGGTAACTGTAATCTGCAATCCGTGCCTGATCAGTGACTGTTGACTGGCTGGCACGATGACCAAGCACCTCATCAGTGATACGGGCCTGATCGGTAATCACTGACCCCGAAAGCTCGATCAAGGCGTCACCGGCAGTCGCAGCATCCGTGTGAATCACGACAAGCCTGTGGGTGTACTGATCTGACACCCTGGCTGAATCGGACAGCAAAGCGGCTGATTGCCGGTGATCTATCAATTCATCACCGATAAAGGCCAACTCAGCTATGACGCCCAGACCGCTATCGAATACTTCGTCACCCATTGTCGCCTGATCGGTATGGATAACGCCGAGCGTGAACAGGGCAACAGCGGTCGCCTTTGCTGTGCTCTCTGCAATGCTGCGAAGCCCCATCCATGTGCCATCGCTGGCAACGGCTGTCTCCTGGGTGTCGTCCCGGTAGCTACTCATTGATAACCCCTATGAAATGGTGGGCAGATTTGTGATCGGCCAGACTGGTGTATCCCCAATGTTTGCGCTTGCCATCTACCTTCTCGGACAGGTTGGCATACTCGGAATCGCCAAACGTCACACTGCAGCCGTCACGGTAGAAAACGCCCACATACGGATCTGGCGAGCCGAGAAAGTACATATTGTCCGGTTTGTTCTTGTGAACCAGCTTCGGATACGTCTGCTGGCTGTAATCCATGCGGTACGCCTGCTTTGTATCGGGTTTCGTTGTGCGTGAATAGTCCTTATGGGGTGGTGCGCCTCCGCCTCCACTTAACTTCCACTCATTCGAGTCAGGGCGAACTAGCCATGTATAGTCGGCAGGTAGGCCGGGTATCCAGCTCCCTTGGTCAGCAAAATCAGAACACCCGCCTGGGTTGTATTGCTCGATCTCCACCCATACCGGGTTGCCGTCTTTCGGGTACGGCTTGCCACTCATCACCGGCAAACCACCGGCCCAATGCATGACAAAATCGTATGTCCAGTAGCGGTAACTGGTGGGGTCGCGCACCGATTTAAGCTGACTGCTCTCGGTGATTCGCTCCTCGGTTGTGCTGCTTCGCTGAACATGAATCAGCGAGTTTCGATTGAGGTACGGGACGCAGACAGCAACTTCAAGGGATCGCCCTTCCGAGTACCGGGTGTAGGTATCATGGGTGAAATAGCGGTTGCGCGATAAAGTACCCGGCTTCCAATATGGCGCGTCAAATGCAAACCGCGGCGTATGGTCATACCCCTTATCCCTTCCCACGATCTTCGTGAAGGTTTCGGATGGCGTGATTGCCTTGCGCTCATCCAGATCCGAAGTGTAGAAATGGCCCATCAAAGATGTTGAACTGTTGGATACCGTTTGCGTCCATGACCCAACAATCATGCACTCCTCATAATCGTTCTCAACGTCACGCTGATAGCTTCGGCCATCCCGAAAATACTTCACCACTTTCAGATCATCACCGGTGAAGTAGCAGAACATGATCGTGTCACAGTTCGGGTAACTGGACTTGTACCGGCCATTGAACAGCGGCAAAAAGTCGTGCGACACGCAGCCACCCATGATCGGCTCAGGGTATTTGATCTGCGGCTGGTACATGAACTTGGCCGGGTGATACAGGTAGCCACGGCCGATCTCTACCACGCTGCCTGAATGGCTGGCTATGGGCGACATTTCCTTGGCGTCCCAATACTCAAGCTCGGCCTCGTCAACCTCCCATCGGGCACGATCCAGCAACTCATCAACACTCACGCGCCGGAGTTTGTACTTGATCGCAAGGTCTTTCGCCGTGTTGCCATCCATCATGCGATACAAACCGCTCAGGTACATATTGAGTCTATTCATTTCATGGTCGGACTCTATGTGCCAGTCTCTGGGCAGGCGGCCGTTATTCGGGTTGCTCCCGAGCCTTAATGACAGCTTGTATGCCAGTCCGTACCCTAAACCCTCGCTGTCGTAGTAGTCATAGCAGGTGTTGTAACCCTGGCTGCCGGTGCTGTTGAATGACCAGCCACACGCGGTCGAGTAGGCAATGTGCTGATAAAAGTCGGCGGTATCGCAGACCTTGATGATTACCCCGGCACGCCGCCATGCCTCGAAATCTTCACTCAGGATCGGGAAGGATTCGCCACTAGGTAGGCCGCCGAAACGATCCAGTATCTTGATGATCTCGCTATCCCCTTTCTCCTCCATGAATTCACGAAAAGTGTCAGTGGTAGAGGCTGGAACAATGGGGAGCGGCATTGCATAGACGCCTTTGGGCGATACGCGCACCAGCCACGGGCTTTGCTCACTATCAAAAACAACGGCGTCCGTGTTGTTGAATTTGTAGTCATAGCGAAATTGACCATCAACAGGCGGGCGCCCTGTATATCCTGGCAATCGGACGTTACCCAGCTCAAGGCGAACCTTATCCTGCACCTCTTTGGGTAATGCCATGCGGGCCTGCTCAATGCGATCACTCGGCAGTTTATCGAAGTCCTGACGCCCATATCCGCCGACAATCTGCATAACCTCAGCCATCGCACCGGAGTACCATGTCGGCCGTTGTTGGACGTATTGGGTGTAGGTCAGGATTCCTGGGTTCTTCGGCTCAAACTCGAAAAATCGCTGGTGGTACTTGATACGGAATCGCTGCAGGGATACGTCTGCAGGAACCTGCGCCTGCTCGTCCTGCTGATCTTCTTCCGGGTACCTGGCAATCCTGCGCCGAGTCTCCTCGGTCAGCTGCATCCCAAGCCCCTGCTCCGGCTGAAGAATTGCATCCTTCACAACACCTGAGAAAAGCATGGGTATGTAATCCTGAGCCACACCATCAAAGGTTTCTGGCGGCTCCTCGCTCTGGCCTGGCTTGTGAGTAATGCACTTGAAAACCCCGCCCATATCCTGCGCGATCATGTAGCCGCCATCAGGCAGCGCCTTAACCATGCGTAGACTGCTTACGCCTGACAGGTGTTTCAGGTTGGTCAGGCGCCGGGCTGTCAGCTCGATGAAGGCATTGTCATCATCGGTCGGCTCGGCGCCATGAGCCAATACACCTCTTGGGCGGGGTTGGTGCATTGTTACACCGTCAGGCTGAGGCGGTAGCCAACATCATAGGTATCACCGTTCTGAAACACTCGGGCAGCGGTGTACTTGGTGGCCGAGATCAGCTTGCCGGTGGTGCCGCCTCTTGAGCTGTTGGTGAGCAAGGCTGCGCCGGTCACGTTCAGCTGCGAAGAAGTGGCAATGGTCAGGCTGGCGACAGCGCCCATGTTATCAATGGAGTTGCCGTTGGTGTCGGTCGGCGTCCATACGGGGCGAGTAGGGCTGGTATAGCCTTCGCTCATGCTGACAATCTCGGATGCAACAGTGGCAAAGTTCGCTGCAGTCCAGTTGGCTGCCGGTGCCGCACTGCCACTGAACAGGGCGATATGGTAACTGGCAGGCTTAGCTGCTGCGCCAAGCGCCACGTTCAGGATGTGAGCAAGACCCTCGTCCACGATCAGGTTGCTGTTGATCTCCCAAGCGCCGCCGTTCACGCGATCAAAGTATTCGCCTGATGCGATCACGCCCTGGCGGGGGAAGTACAGACCTTCCTCGGTCATATCGTACACATCGTCTTTCAAGGCTTTCGCCAGTTCATTACGCAAAGTCATTGGGGTACCCCGTTTGTTTTCAGCTGAATAAGTCGTCACGATACAGCTGTAACAATGCGCCGCTCCAACTCTACAGAGGTGCCAGCATTCCCGGCGATACCATCCATAACGCCACGCTGTAGCTCTACCAGTTCGCCAGATGCGGTACCCACGACATACCCATTGCCAGCCAGCCAAAGCGCCGCACCATCCCCGGCAATCCCCATCTCACCTGCTGTATTGGCTGAGAGCTGGATTGCGCTACCGGGTACTGGCGGGCGTGAGGCTTTGCGCATAACGGTCATTTGGTCTGGGGTTGCGCCCTGAATGAAGGCTACATGATCGACTTGCCCAATCCAGATACCGCCGCTCACCGGCTGCACAAAGGTGATTCTCTGCGGCATAATGATGAAGCCGTGACGCTCATCGTGAAGGTGGTACGCCAGCGGTTCCGAGAACCTGAGAATGTTTGCACGCGCATTGATCAGGCGGCCACGCCAGTAGTGAAGGAAGCTCCCGGTCGGCATTGGTGACAGGTGCCGGAAGGCCGCCGAACCTCCAAGATCCGGCATGGTGGTAATCGAAACAGTGGTCACTGACAGCGGGTAATCGTGCTCTTTGCGCAGCTCCCCGCCATCAGGATCGGTCAGGTACAGCCGGTATCCGGTCACGGACAGATCAAGGCAAAGGGGTATGGTAATCTCAAGCGAGCCGTTATCCGGCAGAGTGATCTGTGTCATCTCAGACAGACCAGACTCCTGCCCGTCACGCAGCCATGCGACAGCGGCTCCGTAGCGCCCTGCTGCCAGCGATCCGCTACCCTCGCCCACCATTGGGGCGGCTGGTGTTTCGAGCGTCAGACGCCGCGCCTGCTGCCCGTCAAAGACAAAGATGCCGGAAGGCGCAGCCACCACCACCTGATTGTTCAGCACAGCATGGAAGGCGTCACCCTCGCCAACAACGGCCAGCACGGTATGCGTCCACTGACCGGGATTGATCAGCACCCACTCATCCCCCAGAGTTGCAAAGGTGTCGCCATGCAACGGGCTTTGCCACAGGTTCCGGTACGGCGTGTCTGTGACCAGCATCACACCTTTACGCATCAGGATCTCGCCGGAAGCGTTGATATCCACGTTGACAGCATCACGCACATAATGGCGCCGGGCATCGCCCTGCTGGTGGAGTCGCTTATCTTCGATTTCGGTGCTCATGCCGGTAATTGGCATCAATGATATATCGGGCATTAGAATGCTCCTTTGCGGTACTGGTGGGCGTTACCGTCCGGTCGGATATAGTGAACGGCTCGCTTGATATCCGGCGTGCCAGCCTGATCGACTGCAAACCCGGTCGCATCAACCTCCTGCTCTTTCGGTGCGGGCATGTAGGCGTTGCGTACCCTCATGCGCTGATCGAAAGCCTCCAACTGGTACTCACTGATAAAGGCATTGAACCCTTCCATCACAATGTCGCGCACGCGCCTGGAAACCCACGGTTCAGGTACGCTCGACTGATCCATTCCTTCAGGTATGGTTGGCATCAGCGGCCCCACCCTCAAGCCCTGCCACATATACGGCCGGTCGCCTGATTTACGGGTACCCATTCGGGTAACGACGCTGCCTTTCGGGAAAATCTGGCGGTGGAAATGCTCAATCAGGCACTTGCTGAATCCGGTTGCAAGCAGCGCCTTGGGTTTCACTTCTCTCGGCCCAGGCGGAACGTAGTGCCAGACCTCCGGCTTGCTCACGATAGCCGTATCGCTCGGGTCGAATTGCACCAACTCTCGGGTTCCGGGTATCTCATGGAATCCGTTTCGCAACGAATTGAATCCATCAGGCAGAATGTAGTTGGTACCAAGCTGAATATAGGGTCTGCCGTAGAATGCCTGATTGTAGCTATACCGAACGGTCAATGTGCGGTGTCGAAGTGACAGCACGGCCCTGCCGAATACCTCACCAGGCTTTCGTCTGTAGCCATTAACGTAGTGCAGATCCGCGGCAGGATGGTTGGACTTCGCTTGATTTGGCGCCTCCATTACAGCGTAAACAGTGTGCGGTGACACCCTTGCGCGGCTCGGCTCAAAAACACCACTACTTGAGAACGGGCCAACCATCAACTCACGAACCTTCAGACCCACATACGGCTCGCCAATGTTCAGCTCGTTATACCCTGGCTCAACACGGATTGAATTTGACTCAACAAGGGCGTCACCAAACCTTGTTGCAGGTCTGATCTGACTAACATAGAGCACCTGTTGATTGATAACAGGCTTTGGTACCTGCCGTTTTGAGGCGTCTATTGGCGGCTTGATACCATACCCATCCTGAAAAGTGCCATCATCATTCTCCGGGCCGCTCAAGTAGATATATTGCAGCGAGTACGGCGGCGCCCCTGTTCTGATAACTGTTAACTTGTCGCCAAACGAAAGCGCCCGGATGCCAGTAATCGGTATCGTCCTGTCTCGATCCGCGATAGATGCCCTGCCGAACAGCGCCGTAACTGCCCCGTCCATATTGATCGGACGCCATTCAAGGCGCACATGCGTATCGCCAAATTCATCTGAGGCCCGGCCACGGGTGCCCAGCTCTGGCGTGACATTGTGAACACGCGGATAGCCGTAGTCGTTGCGCAGCGTCCAGCGAGGCGTTATCCGGTTGAAGCGAATTGTCAGTGAGGCAAGCCCTATGCCGCTTGAATCGTAGCCGATACCATCCACATAGCGGGTGTATAGCTTGACGTGCTGAGGCTCAATTCTGGGCGCATCAATGCTGTATCGCTTCTCGATAGACAGCTCTCGGATGCGATCCGCCACCATTGGGTATCCCAGCACAGCCGCATCATAACCGCCTATCCAGTTGTAGTAGCGGCGGGTGTTCTCGATCAGATGTTTATCTGATGCGTAATCATCAAAGCCGCCTGGCCTGATCACTGCTGCGTCATTGGTAACAACAGACCATGATGAAATGTAGGGCGCCTCCATGCCTTCAATGCGCAGCGGTCGGTAACGCATTGCAACCATGCTGGATTCGTTGATGGTTAGGCCATCAATCCCTTCCGGCAGTATCGGCCTGGCAGCATTAAACACCTGCTGATCACCAATACGGGCAGCATTCTGCCCTGTGGTTCTCAGGTTCTTTGTCCGGTTCTCTATGGCAGTCCACTGCGGCCAGCGAGGTGGGTTAAGCTGACTGTCTGGGTCGAAGTACATTGTGATGTACTGGCGAAGGTTCCAGATGCTGCCCTTGCCCCAGCGGTCAGCCTGTTGTGCCCACTTCACACTGCCAGGCAGAACCGTTTGCAGGCTGTTGTATGCCAGCGCCTGTCCGTACAGGCCGGTAAAGCCAAGCGGATAGACGGTAGTGATAGGCGGTATGACGCGGGTGCCAAAACGCGCAGCATCAAACCCTATCGACAACAGGTACCGGGTGCCGCCTACCATGTGGCCGGTCGCAAACTCAGTGAATATGCTCTTGGGTTCAATATGCCTATCAGCATTTGAAAGCATCGGCCTTCCGTGCCGGTCGAGCTGCGATCCGAGCGCCAACAGGTAGCGGCGGCCGTGCTCAATAAGCGGCTTGCTGTAGCGGCTATGGTCATTGCCTTCATGTTCAATGTAGCGGTACCGGAACCAGATTGAAGGCGTGCCGTGCAGATCGGCCGTCTTGCCAGAGGCAAACATGGTACGCACACGATACCAGACGGTTTGATCACCAATCGCACCGGCGATTCCATTAGGCGCAATGGATGGCGGCTGCGTGACGGTCGCTCTGCCGCTTGTCAGGTGATCTGTGCCACGGCCGTAGATGTATCGGATGCGGAAATCGACAAATTGCGTGCCGGGCCTGAGCGCATCAATACCGCCAGGGATGACTGAAGGCGTCTTGTTGCGGATACTGGTTTCGCTGGCGGCCGGACCTACAATCCCCACCGCTTCGATGCTTCGTTTATTGCTGCGAACCTCTGCCCAGTCTGAACCTTCAAAGCTGTCGATACCTTCCGGGTACGTGAATACAGACAGGTTGAACGCTGTTACATCACCAAAGATTCCGGTACCCAGTATGGTGCGCGGGTAAATGAACTGGCGTGGATCAAAGACTTTCGGGTTCCCAATGATCTCGCCAGTCTCGATACCCTCGGCATACGCATACGTTACCCAGTATTCAACGGTCGGGTCGCCCATGCGTGCAGAGTCCCAGCCCGGAGGCCGGGGCGGGAACTGAACAATCGGGCCAACACTGGCGGTGCCATAGATGCTGGGCGGGTAGATCATGCGCGGTGACACGTTAGGCTTGCCAGATCCCGGCCACTGCACCCCTTTGACCGTAACAGACTGGTCAGCCGTGGTGTTGACGACCTTGGGCTGCCCAACGCCAAGCATTGATTGGCCGGCGATGGACAGGTACTTAACGCCACCCAGCACGAACGGCTCCCCATAAAGCGAAGCCTCAAAGCCTCGCGCCGGTCGCTTCTGCAACAGGTTCCAGATATACCCCGTACCAAAACGCTTCCACTCCTTTTCCCATAGCCGGAAGCCTTCATGGAATACGTCTTTGTTCCAGTTCCTGAAAGAGGGTGTGCCAGACCTAAAGCCTGATATGCCCCCAGGGCTGGCGTAGCGATCCCAGTTGCTAGCCCGATGGGACGAGAAGAAGGGTGGCGCGACTATAGCGCCGGCGCCATCCACATACAGCGTCATCGAAACGCCAGGGACGCCAATATCAGGCGGCGGTATACCTGGGACTAGCGCTTCGCCTTCTTCTCCGCCAGCCCCGAAGATAAAGCGAACAGAGTCGGCAGCCGGCACCTGATATGCCGTCGCATCGAACACATAAGGGTCTAGGATGCGCAAGAATCGCACCCTCGGGCTGCTGAAGTTCGATGATGCGAACGACTCGGGCGCCACAAATTGCTGCTTGCGAACCCATGGCGCAGGAAGCCACGCAGAAGCCGGCCGGATACCTACCGTCCCGATCGTATTGTCAGGCCACCCAGGAGGGTTCCAGTCGAACAGAATGCCGTCGCTTGCAGGAGGCGTGTGCGTCCTGCTGCCACCGTAATTCAGTTCGATACTGGTGCTTTGTGGTGGCGTGTAAGTCATGGCAGACCTGGTTAAGGGAGCATTACTCTGTCGAATATCAGCGCATTCAGGTCTGGAGCGTCATCATCATCGAAGGCAATGACGTAAAACGGCCCCTTGTTGACCGCATACACTTCGATAGTGAACATTCCGTCTTCGCCGCTATCGGCTTCGCCGACAACTCGGCCGCTCTCTCTATCGTGAATTCGAACCCTTCGCACAGCCGGATTTCCCGCTTCGTCTATTACCGTCCCCTGCATTGTGCCGATTGAATAGTTGCTTGAGACTCTGGTAGTTACATCGGCATTAGCAGGCAGCGTGGTAATGGTCTGTCTGTTGCTGATCGAGTTGCTAGGGGAAATATCAAAGATGTAGATCGGAACCGACGAGCTGTATTTGTTCAGAAAGTAAATTTCTTGAGAAATGCCAAAAACGAACCTGGCAGCAAAATAGACAGGAGGTTTGCCAGAGCGCGTAATGCTCCCCTTCATAATCATGAATTCATCAGTGATTACGCCTAAAACGCCATCGGACCATGCGTCGTAAGGTGGGTGGAATGTCATGCCGACACGCCCGATATTGGCGGCCGTCGAATACATTCGACTTACACCTGGGATACTGATGCTTATACGCGATGCATTTGCGGCCGGGGGGGAATTAAAAAACTCGAACGATCCTTCGGTCGAGAATCCAATCCTGTCAGTCCTGGAAGCAGGCATAACGTACCGCCCCTGCATAGATACTAAGTAGGCGCCGTCGTCGCCATTCAATCCGCCGAGTTGGTTCAGTGTTTCCGAAACACCCTCATCTGCACACCAGGCTGAATATATCTCGTCAGGGGTTTGCGTGGTCTCGTCGACCGAGAACGAAAAAAACATTCCATGTTCGCTTACAAACTGCATGACATCACCTCGCCCAGCGGCGTCTCATTCGGCCAGTAGCCCTTGGCGCCATGCCACGCCACATACCTCTGCAAGAGTGCTTCTTCTCCAATCTCCCGGATGAAGTTACTGATAAACTCAAATGCCCAGCGCTCGGAATCAGCCTCTGGCGGACAGGGCCGCTTCTCAGCCAAAAACATCTGGAAGGACGGCAGGCTGGCTACCTTGCGCCAGTCAACGTCAATCACCGGTACCGGCTCATTCATGGTCACTGGCTTGGCTTCAATGCCCTGGGCAGACACTTTGATTGGTGGTGGCTTCTGGCTCATTTATCCAGCTCCTTAATGCGTTTCTCGACTTTGCGCCGCTCGGCTGGTGTCAGTGATTCCAGCAGGTCGATCACCTTGTCTACCATCCTGATACCATGCGGGTCTTTCTTGCTTGTTCCGGTACCAGTCCAAAGCTCAAGGTTTTCGGGCCGGTTATCATCTCGCTTGCCGTTCTTGTGGTGGACGCGCTCTGACTTTTTGAGCGGGCGGCCAAGCACTTGCTCCATGACAAGACGGTGTTGCAGTACATATCCGCTCGCATCTGCGGCAGGATGCCCCGGCGCAAGCTGCTTAATGTATCCGCCGCCAATGTGAGTAGTAACAGTCTCGCCGCCTTTCCAGCGACGGTTAGCCTCACCGAGCTGTCTTGATGACAGATCCTTGCCTGAGCAAGCTCTTGAGCAAAACTTCGTACCCGCCTTGTAAACAGGGAAATCCGCTCCGCACTCGGCGCACTGGCTAACGCCTAACGGAAGTCTTCCATCATTCGCCGCCATCATTTCCATCGGCAGATCAAGACCTAAAAACTCAAAGGCAGCGCGCAGGTTTTTTTGGCGCGGCCTTGATTTACCCGACAGCCATTTGCCCGCGTTTACAGGGGAGATGCCGATAGCTTCCGCGAGCTCCTTTGTCGTCACTCCTCTTTCAGCGATAGCGTTTGCGACCATTCTCATAGGATCCTGGCGATTCCTCATTAGCCGCTCTTCCGCCTCTCGCTTCCTTAGCTTGTACCGTTCATGGTGGCACTCTCTACACCAGCTCGACAGCCCGCCCTTGCCGCCTGACTTGGGAAAGCTGTCTGCTGTTTTCTCGATGCCGCATTTGCTGCACTTTCTCATGACAAAACTCCGCCGTTGTGTGTTTTGTCATTATATATTAAAATGGGATAATGGTCACACCTTGAATATCTTATTAGTACCATTATCCCAGGTCACGATGATGTCCCCGCCGTTCGGCGTGATAGGAAGGCCGGTAGCCGTGTCGATATAGGCGATCAGCGGGCTGGTACTCTCGGTACCGGTGTCGGAGTAGATCACGATTGACTCGATACTCGCCCCACTCACGCTGGTAAAGGTGCAGTCAGCCGCATCGGCTGCGCCGCCAGTGGTGGCCTTGTTGGTCAGCGTGACCGGGCCTGCAATACGAGCAGAGGTCGGAATGTCAGACAGGTACTGGTGAACGGCGGTCTGAGGCGTGTAGGCACCGGTATCCACCAGAATGCACTTGATTGTATCGGTCATCCAGTTGATCTGCGCCTCAAGGAAGCGCTGGCGTGCAAAGTCGAATAGCGTATTAGCCATGTTGTTAAACTCCTGCCGCGAGGCATGATGGTTGAGCGCTGGGCGCTGTTATGGAACGGACAGGCTGATTATCTTGGCGGGGTGGTGTAGGGGGTATCTCTACAGGGGGTGCGGCGTCCCTGCCGCTATCGAAGCTCTACCCAGCTCTCAATGCCGGGCGAGGCATACACAATGTAGGTGGCCCCGGGCGGGACAATGCCGAACACGGAGCCCTGTGACTGCGCCTCCTGGCTGGCCTCTTTCTGAACCACCATGCCGGATATGGTCAGCTGGATGCTGCCGGCGCCGGTGGTTCTGACCGCCGCCACGGTAATCGGGCGTCCCGTGCCGTTGCTGTACGGCGTTCCGGCTACCCTGGCAGCGGTCAGATCCTGCCATGACTGGCCTACCCCTACGGCGACTTCATCCGTGTTGAGGGCGTCCAGCTTGGCCTTGTCATCGTCCGTGAAGTCGTTGGTGGACAGGCTCTTTCCCTGAATCTTGTCCACCTTGCCGTCAAACAGGGCTTTGATGTCCGCACCAATGGCTTGCGCAAGCGCGGTAATGCGCACTGACAGGCTCATGGTGTGCCCCTGTGGTTAAACGGCGGTCTTGGCGGCGGTGTAGTCCGCGGCGAAATCGTGCTCCGGATCACCAACGCCGATGTTGGCGCAGGCTGTCTGCTTCTGAATAGCGGTCAGCGTTTGAGCTTCATCGAAGCGCACCCGGTTGTTCAGGGAGGTCGCCACAGTGGTCGCAAATGTGGGATCGTTACCCAGGGCGTCCTGCAGCTCCTTGAACGTATCCAGTGCTGCACTGGCGCCGCCGATCAGGTCAGTCTTGACCGCCGCCTTGGCCGCCTCGATGGTCGCCTCGATCTTGCTGGCAGACCACGTAACATCAGCCGCGTTCAGCTCCGTAGAGGCGTCGTCGATCAGGCTGTTGGTGAGCGTGTGTAGCTCGGTGAGCGCGGCAGCCAGGCTATTTTTTGCGGTGGTCGGCAGACTGGCCAGATCACCGATATTGGCGGTCAGTAGCTTTACGTCTGCACCGATAGCCTGGGCCAGTGCAATGATTTTGGTTTCCATAGACATAGGTTGTTACCCCTTTGATAGTACGTAGTAGGCAACGGGATCGGGTATCAGATCATCCAATACGTGGAGCCCGTCAGGTTTTCGGGTTATTCGGTTTTTCGGTTCGCTACTGATTTTCACCTCCCCCATCGGCCCCATCGGCCCCATCGGCCCCATCGGCCCCTGGGCGCCTCTCGGGCCTTGCTCTGTGGTGGTCTCGATCAGCACGGGCGCATCGTCGGCGCCTATGCTTTGCAGCTCACTGACGGTTTCGATCAGCGTCTGTGATTCCAGAACTTCCAGCAGTTCCGGCGTGGTCATCGCGTCACTTCCCGGGACAACGTAACGTCACCGGCCAGAATACGGGTGACATCGCCATCCGGTGCAATCAGCTCAAGGTCATACACCGCGCTCTCGAAGTTGAAGCCTGCAGTGTCCTCGGCGGATATGTAGAGGGTGAATTGCCCGGGTTCGCCACCTATCATGATCCCGCCGTTCTCCGTGGTCAGTTCGTGAATGACTGTCTCTGATTCCAGCGTCTCCCGTATCTGCATCCGGGCGCTGTAGCCGGTCAGGTCAACCGGCTGCCCTGCCGCCTTCCATGTGAACGGCTTGCGGAGCGTGGCGCCCTGGTCGATCTTGAGTTTGTATTTCACTGCTGGCATCGGTAGTCCTCACAATTACGGCCAGTAGCCCTTCACGGTATGCGCCACGTCTTCCCGGGTAATGCGCCTCAGATCCGCATCCGGCCTGTCTCCGAAGTAGCCGGTAAACAGCGCCAGCGCCTGCCCTGCCCGGCTTGGATCGAAGGTTTCCGCGTCCGGGATGCTGAATACCCGGTGCATTACCCACTGGTACAGATGGCGGTGGTGAGCGGCGTTGATTTCCGGCTCGTCGTCGTTGCCCTCCATGGGCGTCATGGGCAGCCGGTAGCCTTCCAGCAACACAACGCCATCGTTGAGGGGCGCTGGTACCAGTCGCAGCTGCTTGTCGGTCTGGATGGCGTACTCCGGGTCGCCCTGTTCGTCGCGCCACTGCGGCCAGACATCATCCAGTTCTTCGGTGGATGAGAGTCGCAGCGGTGCCCGCCTGGGCTCGCCTTCGCGCCTGAACGCCAGGTGGTCGATCTCATACAGGGCCGGGTGTAGCTTGTACGTGGCCTGCCCTGCCTTCACGGCAATCTGGCAGACCGCCGGGCTCGCGCTCTCATGGATCAGGCGGCCCCGGATCGCGGCTTCTTCAACGGCTTCGTTGAACAGCGTGATCAGGTCGGCATCCTCGACAAAGTACCGCTCAACGGTATCGTGAGCCGCTACACGGTACTGACGGATCAGCTCGGCCAGGGTCATACGACACCAAACTGATCAACGTAACCGGCAACCTCCTCGCGCAGATTCTCGACGGAGCGGCGCTTGTTCAGTGTTTGCTGGTAACGGGTAAAAGCGAACTCGGCCAGTGCATCCTTGTCCATCACCATAACCTGGTCGATGATGCCTTGGCGGTTTTCAAGAGCGGACTGCTCCTCGTCCTGCCGGGCCTGAGATTCGGACAACAGCTCGGCGGTATCGTCCTTATCAGGCACATTACCCTCGCCACCCAGCTTGGCCTCGGCAAACAGGTCGTTGTGGCGCAACAGCTTACGGGCCAGCTCTACCGGCACGCTGCGGATCTGCCCCGGCTTGAACGTCAGACCAGATTTGTATCGGCGCTCGATCCATTCATCACGCGGCCCGATAAATTCAACCGCTACTGTTGGTTTGCTCATGCTGTACCTCGAAAAGAAGGCGGCGCTATGGCCGCCTATGGCATCAACGTGGACCGGTCAGCTCGCCGGTCACGACTACATGCAGCTCACTCGCCTTGGCGTTGTCGGCAGTGCCAACGGTCAGCACCAGACGGGCAGGCTTGGGCAGTGTCACCAGCTTGGAGCCAGCGGCACGCAAGCGGCCAGCGGTCGCAACGTCAGCAGCAGACAGGAAGTAAGTTGCATCCTGCGGCACTTCGGTTGAATCCACTCCATCCTCGTAGACAAAGCCCAGGCTACCCGTCACCGTGGCGGTCATGCCGGTGGTAACGAACAGGGAGGCATCATCAAGACGCATACCTTCCGGCAGAATACCCAGATCCACCACATCGCCAGCAGCCAGAGCGGCGGCTGAATCGGAGTTCAGAGCCGCGCCGGTGGCGTCAGTCTTGAGCGCATAGGTTAGCGCCGTGGTGTTACCGTAGGGCGTGAAACCACCAAACTGGCGGTTGTGGTACTGTTTGATCGCTACTTTAGCCATCGTAATCTCCTGATCTTTCGCATACATGGCGGCCATTAAGACCGCCCGCTGGCATTACTTGCGAGCGCCGATGATCGGCACGGCAGTATCAATGGCAGTCACACCGTAGTCGGTGATCTCCTTGCCTTCACCGGTATCCACTTCAAAGCGGATCTTGGACACGCCACGGATGGCACCCAGCAGCAGCTCAACCTTGTCGCCGTGATCCAGCTCTTTCTCAGACCAGAAGAACGGGATTGAGGACTGCTTGTGCGCCGCCAGCGCTTCGGCAACCGCCTGACCACCCAGCAGCAGTGCGCGATCCACTGCGAAGTTGGTACCGAAAGTATCCGGCACCACGCACGCGCTTTCAGTCTCGCTGTCACGCGCCGCGCAATACTTGATGGTGTCGCCAGCGTAGAAGCGGATCGGCTTCGGCATCTTCACGATCAGCACACCATTCCAAAGACCGGCTTCACCCAGGAACAGCGGATGCTGGTTCGCTTGGTTGGCACGGGCCATAGAGGATGCCTGCAACTGACGGAAGCTCGGATCAGTCGCAAAGGAGCTGTACTGAGCCGGGGATACCAGCATTACACGCAGCGGGGAGTCGTCTGCAGCCTTGTCGCCTTCAAACTTAACGACAGGGGGCGGCAGTGCAATCTGATCCATCACGGTACGCACAGAGTCGATCACGTCCATGTTCATCAGGTCGCCGGTGGTCAGATCCACCGCACCCGCATTGACGCCGAACTCCTTAATTGCGCCGTTGTCGGCAATGAAGTGGCGGTTCTTGGTCGGCGCCTTGACCGGGTTTACCATGATGGAGGCGAAATCCGCATCCTTGTCGGTCGGTACCACCCACTCGATGTTGTTGTGGTAGCCGCGCGCACCCGCCATGTGAACCAGCAAAGACTGGTCGATATAGCGATCCATCAGGTTTTGCGCTGCCGGTCGTCCCAGCGAGCGGAACTCAACGGGGGAGCGGATGCTAGTCATAGCATCGCCCAGATCCAGGGGGAAGCGTGCCTGGTCCACACGCAAGCGATCTTCGCTGATACTCAGGCCAGTACCACGGCCCTCAGCGTAGCGGCTGCCCATGATCGGCTTGGCACCAACAGGGTTCAGCAGGTGGAAAGTCACCTCATCACCACGGCCCTTGCCAAGATCCTGACAACGCACAATCGGCATGTGCTGGCTGGTCTGTTTACGCAGCGTTGCCTCTGCACCGGCCTGACCCTTCGGCATTTTGCCGGTGAGTCGGTTCAGCGTAGTGTTTCGCTGCATGTGAGTTGCAAACAGACCGGCAGCCTGCTGCACCATGTTTTTTGGATCGCCGTATTTGGCGTGTGTCTTATTAGCAGACATGCTGCCCTCCTGGGGTCATCAAATGAGTCGGTTCAGTAGGGACTCAATCTGATCGGGCGACATATCTTGCATTCGCTCAAGCAAATCAGTCCCATCAAGACCGGCCACCTGCTCCTCCAGCGTTGCCCCGCTTGCGCGTCCACCCGGTATATCGGACAGACTAACAGGGGGTTCCTGCTTGGCGGATTCGGCGGCCTGCCTTGCTTTGGCGCGAATATCATCGGCCGATTGTGCCTTTCCAGTGGCTTGCTTAAAGGCGGTGAACACATCAACGACTTGTTGGGCGCTACCGGTATTCAAGACAGTCTCGATCCCGAGCTTTACATGGGCAGGCTGTGTGGCTACCCACTCGCCCAGCTCCTTGCTCTCGATGATCGAATCAGCATCAGGGTGAACAGCATAGATTGCGTCATAGTGCGCTTTCGCCGCTGCTTCACGGGTCTGTTGCTCAGTCATTTGTTGCGCCTGCTGTTGCATACGCTGGTCGATGAGCTTTAGTACACCCTTCGCCAGATCCTCCTCGGAGAAGTCCCCGAAGATATCTGGATCGATACCCTGGTCGATGGCTTCTTGCGCGATTGCCGCGTTCTGGTCTGTGACGGTCGGTGCTTCGCCTGCATCCGCTCGGGTCTGGGCCTGCTCGCGTAGCTTATCCAGCTCTGCGGCTGCCGCTTCTGCCTGCGCCTTCCAGTGTCGTTCACCTTCTCGCGCCTCAACCAGCTTTTCATACGGAATCGTATGCTTGCCATCCTTCGCCAGTAGTACCGGCTCCGGCTCTGCCTGTGCTTCCTGTCCTGCCTCGCTGCTATCACCTGCACCTTGGTCAGCAACATCTGCCTGCTCAGTGGGAGCGTCGGGCGCCTCGCTCACCGTTTCCGGCATGGTGCCGGTATCGCCCTCCAGCCCAAATTCAAGCATTTGGGCCGCCTGTTCTGGCGTGATGTTTTCTGCATCAAGATTCTGGAAAAACTCGTCTTGGTTTATCGTCATACCTTTTCCCGCCACATATCGCCGTGGCCGCATAGGGTTCAGGGGTGTGTGGGCAGTTGCCCATTGCCTTTCGGCGCAGAGTGAGAATATGAGTAGGGTTGAAATGGCTCCAACCCTACAGGGGGGCGCATCCCTGCGCTGCGTGGCTTATGCGGGTAGGTTATCGTCCGTGACCGGGGTTTCGATGCCGCGCATCCCCCGCTCAGCCTCTTGCGGTACCGGTGGGAAGCCGGGGCTTGTGTTGGCACGGGCATTCATCATGGCGGGGTCGAGTTCAGTGGGTACCGGCTCCTCGGTCGGCATCGTCTCGGCTGGCAT